CACGCTATGCCAAGGCGTTTAACTACCGTTTTAAAATGATGTCCGAGGCTGAGAAGTCCCGGTTCATTCGTATGGTGGACGGTGGGACTATCTATATGGGTAGACAGCCCGAGCTTCCTAAGTGTGCAAACTATCCTGTCCAACGTGCAGCGCTGTCTGTAATGGCTAGGGCTATAATACGCCATAAAAACTCACTGACGGCTGCAAGAGCTTCCGGGGACCAACGGTTGTCTAGGATGCTAGCAACCATCCATGACGCTATTATTGATGAAGCGTCTAGTCGGGACGCACCCCATTTGCTGGATATGATGCATGAAGACATGGTTCAAGGCTATTTGGACGTGTTTCCCGGGACACCTACTCACAATCTAGTTGAAGGCGGTTTCGGAGCTAATTGGGGAGAATTAGGTTAATTTGCTATCAGTGCTTGATATCTTTGTAAAAATCATTATATTAATACTATAACCACAACGGAGATGATTATGAGCAAATTTGAAACAGCAGCAGATGCCAAAACTTTTATCCTTGGCGGTAGCGCAGTATTCACTATTACTAGCCTTAAAACTGGTAAGCACTTTACCTTTAAGGTCAAAGAGAAAAAAGAAAAAGAACTTAACGGTCCGAACATGAGGTTCGTTAATGTTCTGGCTGGTCCAGATAACCAATCTTTTGACGATAGCGTCTACATTGGCTTTATCCCAGCAGACGGGTCAAAGATTGTAGCTGGTAAAAAGGGCAAGCCTGATGCCCCTAGCTTTAAAGCATTGGAGTGGGTTCTTGCTCACCTCAATAACGACAACCTACCTGAGCAGGTTAAAATCCAGCATGAGGGTAGGTGTTGTAGATGTAACCGGGTACTAACACACCCGGACAGCATTGATAATGGTATAGGTCCAGAGTGCGCTAAGCACTTTGGTTAATTAACGGGGGCGTAGCCCCCACAACTTTTAGGAGAAGCTAATATGGCTATGACCACATTAAATACCGACATGGATTATTCTGTGCGTGACACCCCTCGGGACCATGACCTGAGCAATATTTTGTTTCAGCATGGCAAAACTAACCCGTGGCTTTACGATGTTTTGCAAGAGCTGCAAGGTCTGCGTAACGAGCGTAAAAGCTTGGATGACAAAGTAGAAACTTTGGAGACCCAGCTTGAAGATGTAGGCGGTGACCTTAATCTTGTTAAGACCACTTTGTTTCAAGCTTATGGCGATACGCACAACCAGCTACAAAATGCTCATAATGAGTTAGGCAAAAAGATTAGCGCAATGCGCCAGTCAATTGTTGAGGTAGCAAATGCCGTCCAGATGACTGACGATGAGCTGGATAATGGCTAAGCGTATTGCAAAAAACATGGGCGGTTTTGTCGTAGAGGAGTTCAACACAAAACTGTCCACCGTTGTCGATGAGAGGGGTGCTGACTATGGTCACCCCTCTGATGACTTTGGCAGAGCTGATAAATTAATCTCAGTAATTAATGAATGCCGTGACCCAGAGATGCGTCACGCATTGCGAATGGTAGCAGTTAAGATTGCCAGACTGATACATAGCCCGGAGCATTTAGACAGTATTGTCGATATTGCCGGGTACGCAAAAACCATGGCTTTAATTTTAGATAGGAGAAGTAATGAAACCCGAGACACAAAAGAGGCTTAGTCATATTGAAGCGCAGAAAAGATACGTTTCAAAAAAGACTGCCGATGGCGCTAAGCGCATGTGCGTATGGGTTCCAGCAGGGCGTGAAGTAGAATTTAAATTGGCGCTGAAAAGATTACAAAGAAGCTGGACATCAAGCACTGATTAGTCCATAGTGTGACTAGTCGATAAAACCAACGGAGAAAATGATGTCTAAACTAAGAAAAAAATGCCATGAATGTGGCGCTGACTATTTGACTGTTAAAAAGGATGCCCGGTTCTGTGGAACCAAATGCCGTAAGTCATACAATAATCGCAGAGCAGTGCGAGGGGCAGAGCTGTATGATTTATTCATGGCTAGTCGTTATGACAGACAATGGTCTGACCAGAATAAGATACGGTCCAAGATGGCAGCGCTAGCATGTCACTGGAACCAGCAAGACCAAAGCCGAGGCTTCAAAAGTTGGCAGCGTCCGGTTGTTTGGTTAAGGGATAACTGCACATGGTTAGCAGCCCAGATAATGGTAGCAACAAAGAGCCGCTAAATGCGGCTCTTTTTTTATTTAAATTATTTTAGTATCAGTGCTTGATAATTCTGATATAATGCTTATATTAATACTATAACCAACCAACGGAGATTGAAATGCCTACAAAACGCAACATTCAAAAAGAAGTTACTGACCAAATTATCGCCCAGTTAAAAGCTGGTACACGTCCATGGAACCAGCCTTGGGAAGGCGGCAAAGGTTTTGCTATGCCTAAGCGCCACAGCGGTGAAAGCTATCAGGGTATCAACGTGCTGCTGCTATGGTCTTCCGCTGCTGCTAACGGCTTTGTTAGCCCTTACTGGATGACATACAACCAAGCTAAGAAGTATGGCGGTCATGTCCGTGCTAAGGAGAAAGGCAGCATGATTGTCTTTACTAAGCCGATACAGGTGCAAGACAAGACTAGCTCTGACCCAGATGCAAAAGCTTCTATTTATTTTTACAAGCCCAGCACTGTGTTTAATGTTGACCAGATTGACGGTCTTCCTGAGAAGTTTGCCCCACCTGTCGTTCTTACAGCAGTAGCAAACCCTGACCAGCGTGTCCCTGCTGTTGATGCATACATCGCCAACACACAAGCTTCCATCTCGGAAGACGGTGACAAAGCGTTTTATGCACCGGGTCCAGACAAGATTGTAATGCCAGCCTTTGACAAATTTCTGACTGCCATTGATTTTTATTCTACTGAGCTGCATGAGCTGGTTCACTGGACTGGTCATAAGAGCCGTGTAAACCGTGACTTTAAAATTGGTGAAGGTCGTAAAGATTACGCCAAGGAAGAGCTGGTTGCTGAGATGGGTTCAGCGTTCTTATGTGCTGAGCTTGGTCTTGAGAATACTGTGCGTGAAGACCATGCGTCTTATCTTGCTAGCTGGCTTAAAGCTCTTGAGAATGACCAGAAGTTCATTTTCCAAGCAGCCTCAGCCGCCAGCAAAGCAGTCAAGTTCATCAACGAATTGCAGCCTGTAGAAAATGAGGCATCTAAGGTTGCGTAAATAATTATTACAAAATGTTACAAAAGAAACCCCGGGCTATGACCCGGGGTTTTAGTTAGGGAGAAAGCAATGAATGTAGTCTGGTGCTAGCAGGTGCTTCGGATTGACCTGCCAGCTCTCAAATCCTACAGAGATTAAAATACTAAATCAATTATTTTTTGCTCATCCAAGTTGTCATTCCGATGTAAGCCCCTACGATGCCGCTGCCACTGATATAAAATAAATTGCTGATGTCTGCTAATGCGTTTACTCGCTCTATAGGGATAAAGAACATTGCAACAGTAAACAGCCCCATAGCAATCAAGGTGCATCTAGCCATGCGTAATTGGGCTAAGTGTTTACGCAGCTCTGTCTCTGTCTCTTTGATAGTCTTGATATGTGCCAGCTCAGCGTCACTGACGATGCCGTCACCGTCCTCATCGTATTCCGCAAACTTACTTTCTTTTTGCAGTTTTTTCTGTGCCATGGCTACTTCTGAATTTTTAAATTCTTAGATTTACTGTCACTGGTCTTCTTCTTCTTTTTAACTTTAACCCTAGTAACTTTAGTGCCGCCATTTTGCTGTTCTTTAACTTTCGATATAAGCCCCATGCTTTCGGCTTGCTGTAATAAAGTTCCAAACATACTAACTCTCCATCAACTCAAAATGTGGACCGTCAATAAATGGGCGTTTGCCCTCAGACCTACGCAAATCGATGTACTCGTTCATAGCCTGTTCCATGGTTCCTTCGTAAGCTGCTAGGTCATGTATGTGCCATGCAGCTCCCCAGCGTACCTTAGCGTTATAATACTTAGCGGCTAGTCGCATTGCCTCTGCTATGTTGTCATACACATTAATTTCCCAGCTTGCTCTGCTACCTACATACGCCATCAAATCGACAGCCTTACCTTCTAGGTGTTTACTTTTTAGCGTCTGGCTAGCTCCACTGTTAAACAGCTCTTGCTGCTCTTCTATGGTTCGCATACCGCAAATTACACCAAAGTCTGTATCTGTTTGCTGGATGGCGTGTTCCACTACCAGCACCAATTCTTTTTCTACGCCTTTTAATCTACCAAAAGACCGCTCACTTAGTTCAAACATTACTTCCCTTTCCTTGACCTTTTACCACTACACTTCCATCTCTTACGAGATAGCCTTAGTGGACTGTTGGGGTCTTTTGCTGCTTTCGGGCTACGTTTCATTTGTCCGTAGCTTCTAGCGCAATATGCATCCCCTTTTGATGTCCCGGGCTTTACTCTAGCCCCACCGCCTTTAGCTTTACCTGCTTGCCCGTAAGATACTTTCTTACCGCTTGCGGTAATTTTTACTTTAGCCTTTCCTTTTGCTGGCTTAGATTTTTTAACCTTAACCTTAGCCATGTCACTTCGTTAATCCTTGCTTCTTTTCATATGACCTAAGTCCACCAATTCCGAGCATTCCACCCAAAACAGTTAAAAGTGTACCCATGTCAAATTCGGGCAGCTCGGGTAGTTCAACACCAGCCATTGCACA